CCGCGACACCGGCGAGGCGATCACTGACATCGACCATATTCGGCAGAGCATACGGGACATCCTGATGACGCCGGAAGGCAGCCGCCTGCAGCGCCGGGATTACGGCTCGCTGCTGTCGGTACTGATTGACCAGCCACAAAACGACGTGATCCGCCTGCAGGTGATGGCGGCGGTGTATACCGCGCTCAGCCGCTGGGAGCCGCGCATCAGGCTGAACACCGTCAACATTACCAGCGCCTTTGACGGCTCAATGGTGGTTGAACTGACCGGCCAGCGGGATGACGGCTCGCCGGTTGCCATGTCTGTTTCAACGGGGGTGAACAGTGGCAGTAATTGACCTTTCCCAGCTGCCCGCGCCTGAAGTGATTGAGGTGCCGGACTTTGAAACCCTGCTGACCGAGCGCAAAGAGGCGCTGATCGCGCTCTACCCGAAAGAGGAGCAGGCGGCGGTGCGCCGCGTGCTGGCGCTGGAGTCCGATCCGATGGTGAAGACGCTGCAGGAAAACACCTACAGGGAAATCCTGCTGCGCCAGCGTATCAACGAGGCGGCGCAGGCGGTCATGGTGGCCTACGCGCTCGGCAGCGATCTGGACCAGCTGGCCGCAAACCATAACGTGCAGCGCCTGACCGTGACCCCGGCTGACCCTGACGCAGTGCCGCCTGTCGATGCCGTGATGGAAACCGACGATGCCCTGCGCGTGCGCGTGCCGGAGGCGTTTGAGGGGCTGAGCGTGGCCGGGCCGACGGCGGCCTATGAGTTTCACGCAAAGAGCGCGGACGGCCGCGTCCAGGACGTGTCGGCAACCAGCCCGTCACCGGCCAGCGTGCTGATCACCGTTCTGAGCCGCGAAGGGAACGGCGAAGCGGCGGCGGATTTGCTGGCTACAGTGAACACCGCGCTAAACGCGGAAACGGTGCGGCCCGTAGCGGACCGCGTCACCGTGCAGGGCGCGACCATTCATGACTACAGCGTGAAGGCAAAGCTGCACCTGTTTGATGGCGTGGCGGCCGGCCCCTGCCTGGAGGCGGCAAACGCGCAGCTGGCCGCTTACCTCACCGAGCAGAAAAAGCTGGGCCGCAGCGTGCGCCGCGAGTCCTACGGGGCGGTGCTGCGCGTGCCCGGCGTGGACTGGGTGGAAATGATCGAACCGGCTGCGGACATCATCCTGGACCGTGCGGCAGCGGGTAACTGCACCGGCACGGACATTTCGGTGGCGGCTGACGAGGTACTGATATGAGCAACAGCAGCCTGATGCCGTCCGGCTCGTCCGCGCTGGAGCGCCGCCTGGCGGAAGCCTGCAGCGGCATTACCGGCCTGAACGTACCCCTGCGCGACCTGTGGAACCCGGCAACCTGCCCGGTCAGCTTTCTGCCGTATCTCGCCTGGGCGTTTTCGGTGGACCGATGGGACGAAGGCTGGGCGGAAAGCGTCAAGCGGCAGGTGGTGCTCGATGCGTTTTATATCCATCAGCATAAGGGCACCATCAGCGCTATCCGGCGCGTGGTGGAGCCGTTCGGGTTCCTGATCCGCGTTATTGAGTGGTGGAAAACTGGTGAAACGCCCGGCACGTTTCGCCTGGACATCGGCGTGCAGGACCAGGGCATTACGGAAGAAACCTATCACGAGCTGGAGCGGCTCATAAGTGACGCCAAACCCTGCAGCCGTCACCTGCTGGGCATGTCCATCAACCTGCAGGTGAGCGGCGAAACGCGCATAGCCGCCGCGAGCTACGACGGTGACGATCTTTCTGTTTACCCGTACACCCCGGAAATTCTTTCCGTCAGCGGCCCGACGTATACGGGCGCGGCGGTTCACGTTATCGACCAGATGGAAGTCGGACAATGACACAAAAATTTTACGCAATCGTGACCAACCTGGGCGCGGCGAAAATTGCCAACGCCGCCGCGCTCGGCACAAAACTGAATATCACGCAGATGGCCGTAGGCGACGGCGGCGGCACGCTGCCCACGCCGAACGCCAGCCAGACAAAGCTGGTAAACGAGATGCGCCGGGCGGCCCTTAATACGTTGAGTATCGATGCCACCAACGCCAGCCAGGTGATTGCCGAGCAGGTTATTCCCGAAACGGAGGGCGGATTCTGGATCCGGGAAATGGGGCTGTTTGATGCGGAGGGGACGCTGATTGCGGTCTGTAACACGCCGGAAACCTACAAGCCCGCCCTGCAGGAAGGCAGCGGCCGCACGCAGACCGTGCGCATGCTCATCATCGTGAACAGTACGGACGCTATCACCCTGAAGATTGATCCAGCCGTGGTGCTGGCAACGCGGCAGTATGTTGACAGCAAGGTGAGCCAGGCCGTGATCGAGGTCAGGCAGTACGCGGACGATTTGATGGCAAAGCATATTGCAGCGGCGGACCCGCACAAGCAGTATGCGCCCAAAGACAGCCCGCTGCTTACCGGCACGCCCAAAGCCCCGACGCCAGCGACGGGCAACAATTCAACGCTGCTTGCCACGACCGCCTTTGTGCAGGCGGCCATTGCGCAGCTGGTCGCGTCCTCCCCGGAGGCGCTGGACACGTTGAACGAGCTGGCCGCCGCGCTGGGCAACGACCCGAACTTTGCTACCACAATGACGAATCAGCTTGCTGCGCGCGCATTGCTGACGGGCAACGTCAACCAGCAGTTCTTCGTCAAAGACGCCACGCTTGACGGACATGCTGTAAACCGTGGGCAGATGAATGTAGCACTGGCGCTAAAAGCACTGCTTAACGGCGACCCGGCACAGGCATTCCAGATGGCGAACAGCGGCACCGGATCTTATGGAGTTAACAATGACCGTCTGAATTTTGTATTGCAGAGTTATGCCGCACTGGCCGGAAACCAGTATACGCCTTTCAGTGTGGGCGGTGCGACACAGGCAGCGCATGCCGTGCGGCTTGACCAGTTTCAGTCCGGTAATAACGGGAATGGAGCATGGACCAAATTTCCCAATGGGCCAATGTGGGCGAGGTCAAATGTCAACTTAAATGCAAATGGCAGCACAACCTGGACTTTCCCTGTGACATTTCCGGGTAACCCTGGTGTTTATATTACTAACTTTAACTCAGGTAACAGGGTGTGGCTAAACGGCATAGGGCCTAGCTCGGTTGGTATATATAACGATGGCCCGGCAACGAACATTAATGTTTTTGCGGTATGGTGATTGAAATGGCTGAAGAAAACAAAGCTACTGAACAAAGTGAAGAAACGCAGCTTCATGAATTTAAAACCCGTTTCTTTTTGAAGATGGACGAAGAGCACTACGTTGTTGCCATGATGGTTGCTGTGAATCAGGCTGAAGTTGAAGCGTACGAAAGCCAGAATTTAACTGAGGTGTCAGCAGAAACCTACCAGCAGGTGGGGCCAGATTCCAGGCTGATTGACGGCGAAGTTAAGCAGGGAGAGCCGCGCGTGCCGATGCTAGATAATGAAGCAAAGCAAGCCATCATGACGGCCAGGCTACGGGATGCAACGGTGAAAATTGACACGCTGCAGGACGCGGTTGATCTGGAAATGGCGACAGATGATGAGAAGGTGCAGCTGACGGCGTGGAGAAAATACCGCGTCCTGCTGAGCCGCGCGGATGCGAAAGCGCAGTCGCCGGAAGAGTGGCCGCAGCCCCCGGTCTGACAGGATGAGCGCCCGCCGGGGCGCTTTTTTTCGCTGTTCCTTGTGTGATTTTCCACACAATGCCCGCAGGGTGCGCCCGCGCCCGCCACCTTTCACCATAGCGGAACCCCTTTACAGGAGAACCGCCACATGGCTCAGGATTATCACCACGGCGTGCGCGTTGAGGAAATCAACGAGGGCACCCGAACTATCACCACCGTCAGCACGGCAATTGTCGGTCTGGTCTGCACCGGCGACGACGCCGACGCGGCAACCTTTCCGCTCAACCGCCCGGTGCTGCTGACCGACGTGCTTACCGCCAGCGGCAAGGCTGGCGAGTCCGGCACGCTGGCCCGCTCGCTGGACGCCATAGCCGACCAGGCAAAACCCGTCACCGTCGTTGTGCGCGTACCGCAGGGCGAAACCGAGGCGGAAACCACCGCTAACATCATCGGCGGCGTGACCGATGGCCAGCGCACCGGCATGAAGGCGCTGCTGGCCGCGCAGGCCGTCTGTGGCGTCAAGCCGCGCATTCTCGGCGTGCCGGGACATGACACGCAGGCCGTTGCGACCGAGCTGCTGAGCGTGGCGCAGAGCCTGCGCGGCTTTGCCTACCTGTCGGCCTACGGCTGCAAAAGCGTAGAGGAAGCCATCGCCTACCGCGCCAACTTCAGCCAGCGCGAAGGGATGCTTATCTGGCCTGACTTCATCAACTTTGACACCGTGCTGAAAGCGGACGCGACGGCCTACGCCACCGCCCGCGCGCTCGGTCTGCGCGCCAAAATCGACGAGCAGACCGGCTGGCACAAGTCCCTCTCAAACGTCGGGGTGAACGGCGTCACCGGCATTTCCAAAGACGTGTTCTGGGACCTGCAGGATCCGGCGACGGACGCGGGCCTGCTGAACCAGAACGACGTCACCACGCTGATCCGCAAGGACGGTTTCCGCTTCTGGGGTTCCCGCTGCCTGAGCGACGACGCGCTTTTTCAGTTTGAGTGTTACACCCGCACCGCGCAGGTGCTGATGGACACCATGGCAGAGGCACAGATGTGGGCCGTTGACGGTCCGCTGAACCCGTCGCTGGCCCGCGACATCATCGAGAGCATCCGCGCGAAGCTGCGCAGCCTGGTGAATCAGGGCTACCTCATCGGGGCAGATTGCTGGCTGGATGAAAGCGTGAACGACAAGGACACGCTGAAGGCGGGCAAGCTGACCATCGACTACGACTACACGCCGGTGCCACCGCTTGAAAACCTGCTGCTGCGCCAGCGTATCACCGACCAGTACCTGGTCGATTTCAGCAGCCGCGTGAGCGCATAAGGAGACTGAAACATGGCATTACCCCGCAAGCTCAAGCACCTGAACGTGTTTAACGCAGGCAACAACTGGCAGGGGCTGGTTGAGTCCATCACCCTGCCAAAAGTCACCCGCAAGTTTGAGAAGTACCGCGGCGGCGGCATGGCCGGTGCGGTAGACATTGACATGGGCCTGGACGACGGCGCGCTGGATACGGAGTTCACTGTAGGCGGCACCGAGGCGCTGCTGTTCAAGCAGCTGGGCACCGCCACCGTGGACGGCGTGCAGCTGCGCTTTACCGGCTCTATCCAGCGCGACGACACCGGCGAAGTGCAGGCGGTCGAACTGGTCACGCGCGGCCGCTACAAAGAGCTGGATTCCGGCGAGTGGAAGACCGGCGATTCAAGCACCACCAAGGTGTCCGCGACCAACAGCTACGCCAAGCTGACCATTAACAACGAAGTGGTTTACGAGATTGACCTCGTGAACATGATCCACATCGTGGACGGCACCGACCTCATGGAAGCGCACCGTAACGCGCTCGGCCTCTGATAAACCCGGCAGGGGCAGCCCTGCCGCTCTGAAACGTATAAACGGAAAATAACCATGACCGACAAAACTACCGAAAAAGCTGTTGAGCTGGACACCCCCATTCTGCGCGGCAAAACCGAAGTTACCAGCGTGACCGTGCGCAAACCGCAGGCCGGGGCGCTGCGCGGCATCCGCCTGCAGGCGCTGATGGACATGGACGTGAACGCGATGATGGCCGTGCTGCCGCGCGTCACGAACCCGGCGCTGACCGTGCAGGAAATTAACGAAATGGACCCCGCCGATCTGCTGTCCCTGTCGGTCGAGGTGATCACTTTTTTGTTGCCGAAGTCGGCGCTGTCAGCTTTCCCGACAGCCTGACGGTAGAAGATTTGGTAGCGGACATCGCTACCGTTTTTCACTGGCCGCCGCCGGTGATGTACGCGGAGTCTCTGACGGACGTGCTGGAGTGGCGGCATAAAGCGATGCAGCGTAGCGGAGCCGGTGACGATGAGTGACACAAACCTGCGGCTGCAGGTGGTATTAAGCGCGGTTGATAAAATCACGCGCCCCTTTCGCAGCGCGCGCGACGGCTCTAAGGAGCTGTCGGCCGCGCTGAAGGCCAGCAAAGACGGCCTAAAATCCCTTAACGAGCAGGCGGGCCGCATTGACGGATTCCGCAAAACCCGCTCACAGCTTGCCGTTACCGCCAACAACCTGAAGGCCGCCCGCGAGGAAGCGGCGCGCCTTGCCGTGCAGTTTACCGAAACGAACAGGCCCACGGCGCAGCAGGCCAGACTGCTTGAGCAGGCAAAGAACCGCGCCAGCCAGCTGCAGGAGACCTACAACGGCCTGCGCCTGTCGGTGCAGCGCCAGCGTGAGGCGCTGAACGCGGCGGGCATTGATACAAAACAGCTGAGCGAGGCACAGCGCCGGCTAAAAACGGACGCGCAGGCGGCAACCGGGGCAATCGAACGCCAGCAGGCAGAGCTGCGCAAGCTCGGCGAGCGCCAGCAGAAGATACGCGACATCCAGGCACGGCATGAAAAGCTGACCGAGACGCGCAATAAGCTGGCCGGTAACGGCGCGGGCATGGTGGCAACCGGCGTAGCTACCGGCGCGACCCTGATGGCCCCGGTGCGCGCCTATGCGGATTCGGAGAACGCCGCGACGCAGCTGGCCGCCTCCATGATGGGGCCGGGCGCTAAGGTGCTGCCGGAGTATGAAAAAATCAACAGGCTGGCGGTGAGCCTGGGCGACAAGCTGCCCGGCACCACGGCGGACTTTCAGAACATGATGACCATGCTGCGCCGCCAGGGCATGAGCGCGCAGGCGATCCTGGGCGGGCTGGGTGAGGCGACGGCCTATCTCGGCGTACAGCTGCAGATGGCCCCGACCGATGCGGCGGAGTTTGCGGCGAAGCTGCAGGACGCCACGCAGACCAGCGAAAAGGACATGATGGCGCTCACCGACATCATTCAGAAGGGATTTTATGCGGGCGTGGATTCGGAAAACATGCTGCAGGGCTTTTCTAAAATCGGCAGCGCCATGGACATCATCAAAAAGAAAGGGATCGATGCGGCGAGAGAATTTGCGCCCCTGCTTGTGATGGCTGATCAGCAGGGCATGGACGGCGGCTCGGCAGGTAACGCTTACCGCAAGGTGCTGCAGGCCATGATGGACAACAAGAAAATCAAAGGGGTGAACGAAGACCTTAAGGGCACGGGGGTGAAATTTGATTTCACCAACGGCAAAGGAGAATTTGCCGGTATTAAGAAAATGTATGCGCAGCTGGATCAGCTCAAGGCGCTTAGTACCGAGAAGCGGCTGCGGACGCTCAAAGATATGTTTGGCGACGATGCGGAAACGCTGCAAGTGCTAAACAACATGATTACTAAAGGGCTTGACGGGTACAGGGAAACCGCAGCGAAGCTCGACAACCAGGCGTCTCTGCGGGAGCGCGTTGACGCCTCATTAAAGACGCTGTCAAACCGCTGGGATGCGGCGAGCGGCTCGTTTACTAATGCAATGGCTGCAATTGGTGAGACGGTCGCGCCAGTGCTTAAACAGGTGGCCGACTGGCTGGGAAATCTCGCTGGCGCATTAGGCTCGTTTGTAAAACAGCACCCGCAACTGACGGCGGCGCTGTTCAAGATAGCGGCGGGATTTGCCATCGTGACAGCAGGGATAGGTGCGGCGTTGCTGGTCTTTGCGTCAACAATCGGCCCCATGCTGCTAATGCGTATGCTTATGAACAAGACGGGCCTTCAGGCGTTTAGTTCTTTTGGCCTCATGCGTAAGGCTATTGGCCTTGTCGGTAATGGCGTGCTGTGGCTGGGGCGGCTGATGATGGCGAACCCCATTCTGGCTGTGATCGGGCTGATTGCCATGGGGGCCATATATATCTGGCAGAACTGGGACACGCTGGGGCCGAAATTTGCCGCGCTGTGGGATGGCATCAGCACCAAAGTCAGCAATGTATGGACGGCCATCCGCACCTACATCAGCACCAAATGGGAGGAAATCGAGGCCGACGTGAAGGCGCTGCCCGCGCGCTTTCAGGAAGCTGGCTCGCAGATGATTGATGGCCTGCTGGCAGGCATCAGCCAGAAATGGGATGCGCTCAAAAGCAAGTTGTCCTCATTGACTGATTACCTGCCGGACTTTCTGAAGCCCGGCAACGACAAGCCAGGCGCACCGGCGCAGGCAGCCCGACCACGTCCGGCGCAGGTCACGGCAGACGGGAAAGTGGCGCTGCCGCCGGGCGGCTTCCCGGCTTTTCCGAGAATGTACGACACCGGCGGGCATATTCCGTCCGGGCAGCTCGGCATCGTCGGGGAAAACGGGCCGGAAATTGTGAACGGCCCGGCCAACATAACCAGCCGCCGCCGCACTGCCGCGCTGGCCGCCTCTGCCGCGCTGGCGATGGGCATGGCTGCAACGCCAGCGGCTGCGCGTCCGTTACATCCGATGAGTCAGCCCGCGCAGGCATACCGGCAGGAAGCGGCACGACCGCAACCGGTGGGCAGTGTATCGCCCGTGACCATTCATGCCCCTATCACCATCATGCAGCAACCAGGGCAGAGCGCGCAGGACGTGGCGGACGAGGTTATGCGCAGACTTGAGGCAAAAGAGCGACAGGCGAAGGCCCGCGCCCGTAGCAGTTACCACGACAGAGAAGGACTTGAATAATGATGATGACGCTGGGGATGTTCGTTTTCATGCTGCAGACGGTCCCTTATCAGGAGTTGCAGATCCAGCGCAGCTGGCGGTTTCCGTCAAACAGCCGCGTAGGCGTGCGCTCGTCCCTCCAGTTTCTGGGGCCGGATAATGAAACGCTGACGCTTTCGGGCGTTCTGCTGCCGGAGATTACCGGCGGCAGGCTGTCACTGCTGGCGCTGGAGCAGATAGCAGAGCTGGGGCGCGCGTGGCCGCTGATAGAAGGAAGCGGCACCATTTACGGCATGTTTGTGATCGAGAGCCTGAGCCAGACCAAAGCGGAGTTTTTCAGCAGTGGCGTCTGCCGGCGCATTGAGTTCACGCTCACCCTGAAGCGCACCGACGAAACGCTGGGCGAAATGTTTGGCAGTCTGAGCGATCAGCTCTCAGCCATGAAGGGCGCGGCGACGGACGCCGCGGGTAAAGTTACCAGCATGATGGGAGGGCTGCTTTCATGAACGCCACGAAATGGATAAACGGGCAGGCAAATTCCCCTTCTTTCAGGCTGACGCTTGAAGGCGCGGACATCACGCAGAAGATTGAGAAGCGGCTTATGAGCCTGACGCTCACTGATAACCGGGGGTTTGAGGCTGACCAGCTGGACATCGAGCTGGACGATGCAGACTGCCAGCTGCTGCTGCCTCGCCGGGGCGTCTCTCTGTCGCTCGCGCTCGGCTGGCAGGGTGAGGCGCTTTTTCCGAAAGGCACCTTTATCGTGGATGAGATTGAGCACTCCGGCACGCCTGACCGGCTGACCCTGCGCGCCCGCAGCGCCGACTTCAGGCAGACGCTCAATACTAAGCGTGAAAAATCATGGCACCAGACAACCGTGGGCGACATCGTGAAAGACATTGCAGGCCGCCACAAGCTGAAGATCGCCCTGGGTGATGATGTGGCGAAGATGGCCGTAGATCACCTTGACCAGACCAACGAGTCAGATGCCAGCTTTCTGATGCGCCTGGCGAAACAGTCAGGTGCGATAGCCTCTATCAAAAACGGCAATCTGCTGTTCATACGTCAGGGGCAGGGAAAAACGGCCAGCGGTAAGGCGCTGCCGGTGATCACCATTCAACGCAAGGACGGCGACAGCCACCGCTTTACCATGGCTGACCGTGACGCCTACACCGGCGTGATTGCCAGCTGGCTGCATACCCGCGAACCGACAAAAAAACCGGTGGCGAAAGTAAAGCGCAGGCGGAAAAAGACGACAAAGAAAAAAGAGCCAGAAGCCAAACAGGGCGATTATCTGATCGGAACGGATGAAAACGTCCTGGTGCTGAGCCGTACCTATGCAAACCGGGCCAATGCAGAGCGCGCGGCCAAAATGCGTTGGGAGCGCCTGCAGCGCGGGGTTGCGTCGTTTTCTATACAGCTGGCTCGCGGCCGGGCAGATCTCTACACCGAAATGCCGGTAAAGGTGAGCGGCTTCAAGCAGCAGATAGACGCGGGCGAATGGATTGTAACGACGCTTACGCACAGCCTCAGCGCGGACAGTGGCTATACAACAAGCATTGATCTTGAAGTCAAAATCGACTCATTAGAAATGGAATAAGAAGTATCCCAATTGGGGTTTTTTGTGTATTATCCACCCAAAATGAGATTAAGGGGCTGGGTTATGATGAATTGTCCATTGTGTGGGAATGCGGCCCATACGCGTAGTAGCTTTCAAGTTTCTAAGTCAACGAAGGAGCGCTATAACCAGTGCCAAAACATCAATTGTGGTTGCACCTTCAAGTCCCATGAAACAGTGGCAGAAATTATAATGAATCCGGGCAAGGTCAAGCCTGCCCCTCCGCATCCTGACAGAACACTTCAGGGCGCGCTCTGGTTATAAATAAGAACCCGCTAATGCGGGTTTATTTTTGAATCAGAGACTTTATATACACTTCAGACTCATTCATATTCATTGGCGCTAACTTCTTGCATTCAGCGCCGCCTCCGTTCATTACCACTTCCTGATCCTGAGAAGAGTTTAAAACTACAACTTTCTTAATCAGGGAAGGTTGCCAGCTTTTCCCAACATATTGCGTATCGCATATCCCGCGAAAAAATGAGGTAGCAATTTCTTCATTAACGGTAGGTTTTGTGATGGTCATTGAAAGCACACCATTCTCCAGGGAGGACGAAGAGTGTTGATAGACGTTAATCACTTCTTGTACTGGCTTCGGCACCTCTTCAGCCAGGGCACTGAGGGAAGCGAACAGGGTAAGCGCTAAAGCGGTTTTTTTCATGTTATGAGCCTCAGACTAGAGATTAGGCAAAAAATCTGCTGCCATTTTGCTGCCAATGACCTCGCGGCAAACAAAAAAGCCACCAATAAAAGGTGGCTTAACTCAATGATTTTTAAGCTAAAATTTGGTGGCCCCTGCTGGGTTTGAACCAGCGACCAAGCGATTATGAGTCGCCTGCTCTAACCACTGAGCTAAGGGGCCAGCGGAGCGGGGATTATAATGTATCTGTTTCAGGCGATCCAGCACTCATCCGCCGGATGCTCAAAAATCCTCCAGCGCATGAGTGCTTGATTAAACTAACTATTTCCAGAACACGCGGCCCGCTTTCAGCTATTCCCTCCAGCAAAAGTGGGTAAGCAAACCCGCTCTGGCCCGTCTCTTATCTGGTTCTTACCCTCGCTTTTACCTTAAAAGCATCAGGCTCTCAGTCGCGATAGCGCGACGCCGACTGGTTTAGCGAAAGATAGGGCAGCATCGCGCCGCGCGCCCGGTCATACTCCTGCCAAAGCGCCATCTCTTCCAGCGCAGGGATGGTCACCGCTTCGCCCGCTTCCAGTCCCGCCAGCGCGGCATCCACCATCTCTTCCACTTCCATAATCATACCGGCCGGCAGCTCATCAATCGACTTACCGGAGCGGTCGAAGATCTCGGTTCGCGTAGCGCCTGGCAAAACGGCCTGCACCTGCACGCCGCTGTTCTCCAGCTCGCGCTGCATCGAGCGGGTCAGCGTCAGCACAAAGGATTTGCTGCCGTTATAGGCGCCGTTGAACCGCTCATGCATCAGCGCCAGCACCGAGGCGATATTGATAATCACACCGCGTCCGCGCGCGCGAAACGCATTGGCTGCCGCATGGGCCAGGCGGGCAGGGGCGATGATGTTGAGCGCCAGCATGGTCTCAATGCGATCGATATCGGCATCAATAAACTCGCCGTCCACGCTCATACCGGCGTTATTCGCCAGCAGCGTAATCGCGGGGTTGTCCCGCAGCTCTTGCTCAACGCGCCGCAGATCGCCCGCATCAGTCAGATCGGCGCGCAGAATACGCGCCTCAATCTGATACTGTCGCCGCAGCGTCTGCGCCAGCGTCTCCAGCCTCGCCTGGTCGCGCGCCACCAGGATCAGATCGTAGCCGCGCGCCGCCAGGCGTCGAGCGTAGGTGGCGCCAATGCCGCTTGATGCGCCGGTAATTAAAGCAAAGCCTTGTGATGATGCTGACATGATGAACCTCTTTTGTATGATGGTTGTCATATTTATAATCAATATGACGACCATCATATTCACCGTCAAGCTGGAATATGATGATCGTAATAATTACTATCAATGGCAGAACATATCAGCGGGAAAAAAGTGATGGATAAACAGAGCCACAAGGCGCGCACGCGACAGCGTATCCTCGATGAGGCGGCGCGGGTGATGCGTGAATGCGGCACGGAAAGCATCGGCGTGGCGGCGCTGATGAAGCGCGTCGGGCTGACGCACGGCGGCTTCTATGCGCACTTTGACTCGCGCGAGGCGCTGGTGCAGGCGGTTATCGCCGAAATGTTTACCGACTCGGCGCAGCGCATGGCGTCGCTGTGGCAGGGCACCGATCCGGCCGCACGGCTGGGCGCCCTGATTGACTATTACCTGTCAGAGGCGCATCGCGACTGCCGCGCCGAGGGCTGCCCGGTGCCCGCGCTGGTCAGCGAGGTCGGTCATCTGCCAGAAGAGGCGCAAGCTATTTTTACCCAGGGCGTCACTTCGATGCTGCAGCGGTTAGGCGAACTGCTCGCTGAGCTGGGACAGCGCGACGCCGAGGCGCTCGCCAGCAGCCTGCTGGCTGAAATGGTCGGCGCGCTGGCGCTGGCGCGCGCCTGTCCCGATAAGGCGCTCTCCGCGACCATGCTGGCGCGCAGCAGGCAGGCGCTGAAGCGCCGCACCGGACTGGAGCAGGCGGCATGAGCGAGCACAACATCAGCGACATTATTGCGCCCGGCCTGGAGGTGCTGTTCTGCGGCATTAATCCCGGGCACTCGACCGCGCACACCGGCTATCACTTCGCCCACCCCGGCAACCGCTTCTGGAAGGTGCTGCATCTGGCGGGTTTTACCCGAGAGCAGCTCAAACCTGAAGAGGAGCAGCGGCTGCTGGAGACCGGCTGCGGCATCACCATGCTGGTAGAGCGTCCCACCGTGCAGGCGAACCAGCTGGCGGCTGAGGAGCTGCGCGACGGCGGCGCGCGCCTGACCGATAAGGTGCTTAACTACCAGCCGCGCATGCTGGCGATCCTCGGCAAAGACGCCTTTAAGCGCGCCTTTAATCAGCGCAAGGTGGAGTGGGGCTTACAGGGCATTTTTATGGGCAAAACCCAGGTCTGGGTGCTGCCCAATCCCAGCGGCCTTAACCGCGCCTCTCTTGACGAGATCGTCGCGGCCTACCGACAGCTCTATGATGCGCTGCAGCAGGATGTGGAATAGAACGCGAGGCAGAAAAGAGGCAATAAAAAACCCCGGCAGGCCGGGGTTTTTTTAACGCTAATGCAATCAGTCGTCCAGGAAGCTACGCAGCACTTCCGAGCGGCTCGGATGGCGCAGCTTGCGCAGCGCTTTCGCCTCAATCTGACGAATACGCTCACGCGTAACGTCGAACTGTTTGCCCACCTCTTCCAGCGTATGGTCGGTGTTCATATCGATACCGAAACGCATGCGCAGCACTTTGGCTTCGCGCGCGGTCAGGCCCGCCAGAACGTCATGGGTAGCAGAACGCAGGCTCTCGGAGGTCGCAGAGTCGAGCGGCAGCTCCAGCGTGGTGTCTTCGATAAAGTCGCCCAGATGCGAATCTTCGTCGTCGCCAATCGGCGTCT